CATCCATGCTCACCAGAGCAAAAGGAAAAATACAGGAAAGATGGCTACAAAGTAGTTGATTCTCGCTTTAAGCCTAGTACGTTAAAAGATGGTGATATTTGCCCTGATGACGAGACAAAGCAAACGCAAAGGCGTACTGTGAAGTCAAAATCTAAAAGTGACAAATAATAACCACTTGTTATAATTAGGGGAGTTTTACACTCCCTTTTTTATTGGATGTTGTTATGGTAGATAGAAATGATTTATTAATACTCATTGTGTTTGCTGTTGGTGGTGTAGTCACTGGGCTTACTCAGAATGAATTACTGCAAGATTGGCTTAATGCGTTAGGTGGATAGAATGAGTGAAAGAAATGATTTACTAGAGCGAATATTGTTCGCAACACAAAACGCGGCATCGGGCGGTTTATCAAATAGAATCGTTGTATCTCAAGCCTCTGATTTATCAGGTCAGTTGGACAGCTCAAAAGAGTATTTCATTGATGGTGTTATTGATTTATCAACGCAGACTATAGAAGTGCCAGCAGGCGGCTTAACTATTTCTGGTTATGGTTTTGACCTATCAAAACTAACATCGCCAACAGGCAGTTACTCTATGTTTACCTCTCCTGTTGGTGGTAGTGGTAACTTAATATTGAAAAACGTCACTCTAACAGCCTCTGGTTTATCTTCTCAGGTGTTTAATATCACCTCGCTAGATGGCACAAATGCGTTAGAGATTATTTCTGTAAATTATGACAATTGCACATCACTAGGCGAGATAACAGGTTATAGACAGTTACTAGAAACTGGCACAGGTCGGTTTGGCGGCACACCAGAATTAACATTTTCTGGATCGTGGAATGGCGTAAGAATATCCACATCTATCGTTAGAGGTCTATCTAATATCACATCATTATTCAAAGCTGGTGCAGGGCTTACATTCTCAGGTCGTTTTGGTACAGACATAAACTGTGACCTACCAGCAGCAGGCGCGCTAATAGACTTTGCAGAAGCAAACATAACAAACGATGAGTCACTTGATATTGAGGGTGCGTTCATAACAAGGGGTGGTGTAATTGACCCAACGGATACGGCAATATATCCAAACATTGATGAAACAAGTGTTAAATCAAACTGGAAAGCAAACACTGGGCTTCCAAACACAAACAAATACATCAAGGGTTACGTATCAACAGAGATACTAACCACAATAAACACAATAGACGTGTACGAAATACTGCAAGGTACTGTAACCATTGATAGACAGGTTCACTTTGATATGCCTGTAAATGGTGAGTACAGGCTGTTAACTGGTACTGGCTCTTATCAAATAAGCGGTGATATATCCCTAGAGGGAACAGCTAACAACGTCATTGATATTCGTATCACAAAATCAACAGATGGTGGTGTTACATTCCCAACAGAAATAAATCATATTCGCAGGCAAATAAACTCATTAGTTGGCGGTCGTGATGTTGGATTTTTCCCTATTAACTTTGTTACAGAGTTAAACAAAAACGATAGAATACGATTAGAAGTTGAGAATAAAACAAGTTCAAACAACGTCACAATGGAACTTGATTCATACCTAATTATTACGGAGATATAAATGCTAGTAATAGAAGATGGCTCAATAGTCGCAGGCGCAGACAGTTACGTTACCGTTGCAGAAATAAAAGCATACGCAGATAAACGCGGCCTAACCTATCCTGCTGATGATGCACAAACAGAAATATTGGCAACCATGGCAACCGACTACCTACAAAATAAATGTTATATCGGTGAGTTGGTTTCTCCCAATGTTCAACCGTTGTTATGGCCTCGCTCTGATGTGTGGGTAAACGGGCTGGAATTATCATCAACTGCAATCCCTGATGACATTAAGAATGCTCAGATTGAACTGGCGCTCGCTCAGTATCAACAAAACATATTGAACGATGGCAGCGAGTCAGGTACAGACATTAAGCGAGAGAAAACAGGAGAAATCGAGACAGAATACTACGAGGGTGGTAAAAGTAGCGTTTTCAATTCTCAGCGTGTAAACTTATACTTACAAAAATACTTAGCACCTATTGGACTGTTACGAGTATGAGCCATAAGAACACAGCACTAAACCAAATCAAGCGATACGGCTTCAAGGGTGCTGCTATTCTCAATGTGAAGGTCAAGGTAAGTAATAAAGCTCAAAAGAGCAAGACGACTATCATTGACAATGCTAAACCGTTATTAGCTTATGTTGGTGCATACTTTGACAGTAAACTTGTGGACACTTCTGTGAGTGTGAATACCTACAGAATAAAAGCAGCGTTAGACAGTGATTTTAACGGTGAAATTGGCACTGATGACTCTATCACGATAGATGGTAGGGAGTTAGCTATTATCAGTCATACAAAGCACAGAATTAACGAAACGATTGCTTATGTGGAGATAATCGTCAATGGCTAAGCAGTCAGGCAAGTTTAATGTTGACGGTGGGCGCTTGATTGCTAAGTACCAAGCAAAGTATCAAGCTGCAGCTATGGACGCATTAGAAAAAGAGTTTGTGAATACATCGGGTAGGATTATTGAAGATTCACCTATTGGTATCCCGAATGCTGAACGGTACACAACCAAGCCACAAGGCAACTTTAGACATAATTGGCAGATAGCCAAGAAAACATCGAATCGGGTGTTAAGTGGCTCAAGCAAGAAAGGCTTTGACTATGCCAGTGGCAAGATTAGAAGTAAGTTGATGAATGGCGGCTCGTTGTATCTGTTTAACAACTCACCACAAGCAAGAGTAATAGAATATGGTGGCTATCCTAATCCAGTCAAAAAGGGTACGTATAGAAAGGGCAGAGGTTACGAGAAACGCTCAAGCGGTGGATTCTCAAGACAAGCCCCACAAGGGATAGTTAGGAAGAATTTGGCAGGCTTTGGCACACGATTTAAGGCCAGAGCAAAGAAAGCGTTAAGGGGCGTTAAGTGAGTATATTTAGCATTGATTCACTGATTATTAACCAGATTGATAATGCCTCTTTGTCGTATCCTGCATTTATTGACTCATTAGGTCAGGAACTAAGAATTTACACACCTAATGACGACAACAACCGAACATTAACAGATGAACGCATAGAGGTTGACAATCTTTTTGGTGATGCAGAGTCGATTAGTAAGTATCAAGAAGAAAACAACGGAGCGTATCAGATAGCAGTCTTTGTTAAAGAGGATACTGGCACAGGTAAATTGCAGAGATTATTACAAGAGTTAAAAAACCAGTATTCACGAGTTATCACAGATACCGACATAGACAACCCAGATTTAAACATACGTAGCATTTCACCATCTAGTCCTAGAGTGGATGGTAAATTTTACAGAGCAGAATTAACAATAAACTATTTCAGTTTTGACAATTGGAGCTAACAATGGCAAATCCAGCAGGCATCGTAAACGGCACTAAATCCCTATTTAAAATCAACACTGGCTCTGGTCAGGTTGTTATTGGTGGTGAAGTGACGCATTCACGCACATATAACCGCGAATCGATTGATACAACAAACAAATCTAGTGACCAATACCGAACTATGCTAGATGGTGACGAGGGCACAAAATCACTTGATATTAGTCTTGATGTTTTGTACTCAGACGACCCAGCTTATCAATTCTTACGTGGTATGTACTTCTCAGGTGCTAACACAGCAGCCGAATATGTTGTAGGTGGTCTAACAGGCACTTGCACTGTAAAAGTCACAGGTATGAGCGATACAGCCGACAGAGATGGTGCAGTTAGTACATCATTTACAATCATGTCAACGGGTACATTTAGCGAGGCTTAATCATGCCAACAGGTCTGATAAACGGCTCTAAATACGTCTTGTATAAAAACTTGCAAGGTGGCGGCTCTCAATTGGTAGGTGCTTTGACTGTGAACTCAAGCGCTTACAATCGAGAAGTTATCGACCTAACCAACAAAGCAAGCCAAGAGCATAGAGAGCTAATGGACGGTGACGAGGGTACGAAGTCTGCTGAGCACAATTGCGATTGTTTGTTTTCTGATGATACCGCCTACAGGGAAATGCGAGAGGCTTATGCTACAGGCTTAATCGAAACCTACACGATTCATTTTGGCAATGGCAAAACTCAGGACTTCAACTTCAAAATATCGGCTATGAGTGATACATCAGAGGTCGATAATCCATCGAGCACTAACATCACGCTAATGTCATCTGATGGCTTTATACAGGAGTCGTAATCATGCTTACAGGCGCAATAAACGGCACTAAAGTCTTACTGAAACGCAAAATGTCAGATGGCACACAATTGGTTATCGGTGCATTGGTGTCTAACTCAAGTAACTATCAGAGAAATGCGTTAGATATTACCACAAAGTCTGACCCAGATTTTAGGCAAATGCTAGACGGTGACGAGGGCACAAAAACCATAGACCACAATGTTGAGGTGTTGTTCTCAAGTGACACTGCCTATCAAGCAATGCGTAACGATTACTTTACAGGTGATATTGTGTCATACTTTCTTGTATTGGATGACTCTACTGATAATGAAGCAGAGTTTAAGTTCAAAGTCACGAATTTTGCAGATGAAAACGCACAGAACGCAAGCGTATCAACATCAGTTACACTCACAAGTTCAGATTCATTTGAACGCATTATTGAACTGGTTAGAGCAATAGATACTAATTTAGATTATGCCGTAGACAGTAACGGTGTTTACGCAATATCAAATCCATAGGACATAAAAATGGCAGATTATAATTTAACAAAATCTTGGTCGAATATAGACACAATCACAGACAATGCAGATGCAGGGAATATTGGCAAAATTGGCACTCAAATCACTGTGGACGCAGACACCATTGTAAATTCTGGATTTTATTCTCTATCAGGAGCAAGCCCTAACCTGCCAGCGGTTTTGTCTGGAACGTTGGTTGTTACTGGTGGTATAGGCAGTACCTTTACCACTCAGCTATTTACAGCACTAACATCTCAACGCTCATGGTTTAGAAGTCAAAACTCTGGAACTTGGCAACCTTGGCGTGAAATCTACCACGATAACGGTAACGGTGTAACTGCAGCGCAGGCAGCGACAGCGATTAAAGGCGCTAAAGATGGTGGGATAGGACTAACTGGAATCCCATTAAACACCATAGATTTTGATAATCAGCCGCTGAATGCAATCGGAGGTGCAAATGATATAACAATTGATGGTATTTCTCCAGCCGATGGAACTATTGTGTCAGCCACAAGAAACCAAGTGGACGGATTCCAATTGTGGAACCTTAAAGGGTCAAGCAAGATAAGCGTTAGAACACAAGCTAGTGGTGTTTGGTCTGAACTTCAAGAGCTCTACCACGACAACGGAAACGGAGTCACAGCAGCAGAGGCAGCAACAGCCATTAAAGGTGCTAAAGATGGTAAAGTCGGCACAGCGCCAGAGTTTAACCTACAGGATTGGAGTTCATTAGGTGGATTGTGTAGCTTTGTTGGCGCAAGTGGAAACGCGCCAGAGGCAGGGATTCATTATGGCATCAGTGTCAAGTCAACAGATGACGGTAACGGAATACAGATAGCTGGCAGGACAAGTGCATTTATTAAAATTGGTGCATCAGCAAGCCCCTGGCAAGAACTCTATCATACTGGTAATACTGGATTTGTTTCTTACGCTTCAGGAGCTTTAACGCCAGGCTCTAATGAAATTAGATTCAGAACAGATATACAATCAACAGAATCATCAACATCTGGAACAACAAGCACAAATCACTTTAGATTCGCCAACGATAACGGGTTTGTTGGATTAATAGCAACAAACGGCACATCAACATCTTACAATACAACATCAGACAACCGACTAAAAGACCCAATCGGCAAACCGACAGACGCAGACATTGATGCAAAATTCAATGACATTTACGAAACCTTTACGTTGTTTAACTGGAAAAACAATCCAGACGGTGAAGCGGTTTGGGGTTTCCTTGCTCACGATGTTATTGATAAAGGTTTGGATTTCGGCTCAGAGGGTGAGGGGCCTAGAAATCTAGACATTGGTGACGTATACGAAACTATCCCAGCAGAAACCGAAGAACGCCCTGTTATGGAAATTGTCAAAGATGAAGATGGCAACGAGATTGAGCAGCAAGCCACAGATGAACAAGGTAACTTGTTATTTGAAGAAGTTGTTGTAAAAGAAGCCATTGAAAAGCGTGTTACACCAGCAGGGGTTGATCA